AATTCCGTTGAGAGCATGTTTCCGTTGGGAAAAAAATTCCGTTGAGAGCATGTTTCCGTTGGGAAAAAAATTCAGTTGAGAGCATGTTTCCGTTGGGAAAAAAAATCCGTTGAGAGCATGTTTCCGTTGGGAAAAAAATTCCGTTGAGAATTCCGTTGAGACCATGTTTCCGTTGGGAAAAAAATTCCGTTGAGAATTCCGTTGAGAGCATGTTTCCGTTGGGAAAAAAATTCCGTTGAGAGCATGTTTCCGTTGGGAAAAAAAATCAGTTGAGAGCATGTTTCCGTTGGGAAAAAAAATCCGTTGAGAGCATGTTTCCGTTGGGAAAAAAATTCCGTTGAGACCATGTTTCCGTTGGAAAATAATCCTGAAAAAATATCGTTGAGAATTCCGTTGAGACCATGTTTCCGTTGGAAAAAAATTCGGTTAAGAATTCCGTTGAGACCATGTTTCCGTTGGAAAAAGTCCTGAAACAATTCCGTCGAGAATTCCGTTGAGACCATGTTTCCGTTGAGAAAAAATTAATTCATCCCATAATTACGTTGAGAAAAATTCCGTTGCCGTCTTTTGCCACCACTGTGTATGTGTCTGATTTTTGTTTTGTTTTTTCTAGGTGCACTGGGCGTCCACAATATTTTGTTGGGATTTATTTCCGTTGTTGGTAGTGTTAAGAAACACTTTGTTGATTATGTATTTTTTCTTTTGTTTAAGCTATTTGAATATTTTCATATGCGGTTGCTCTGCTGAGTGCAACATATTTTGCTTTGTTGTTAAAATAATCAAAATTCCAATCGTATATTGTATATTTTTCTTTGAATGTTTCTCCTTGACTGGTATGGACTGTAATACAAAACCCTATGTAAAAGAACTTATGGAAGTCTTTTTGATCGATCACAATCTCCCGATCACCATCACCGACAAGTGTAATTGTTTTCTCATCAATAACTTGAATTTCAAACCGTTCAGAGTTCATGAAACCATTCGAGTTTAATTTTTGTTTCTTGTCATTTTGAGTTGTATGACAAACAACTGGCATCCCAATTGTTAAAGTCACATCTTGTGTTTTAGGATTAGTCGGATCTTTCGGTAAAAAAAATCGTTTTTCATCCGGATCCGCTTCCTCGGCTAGAAATCTTTCGATACATTCTTTATTGACTCTTTTGCGGGTTGCATGCATATAGGCCACATTTAAAAAAGTTGGTTCTGTTATCGGGAAACACTTTGTTTCGACTAATTCCACGTTTTTACACAGGTTGAATAAACGGGGGTCAGATCTTCTGTTTTTCGTTAACTGCAATCGATTGCCGTCACATAATTCGAACAGTGCAGCTGAGTTCTTATAGTCACCCGTCCACGTATCTTTAACTGGATCTAGTTGTTCAAAATCCCCTGCAATAATAAATCGTATATTTGGAGCAATCTTTTTGATGTTTACGAAAAGGCTATAAAATATTTCTTTCATCATCGACACTTCGTCAATAATGATCACATCAAGTTTTTTGAAAATATTAAGAGCTTTTTTATCGTTTTTAATCTTGTGGTACATCGAGTCAATTGTTTTTCCGCTGATTATTCTAGCCCCTTTGTTTGTAGGCGAAAACGCTTCGAACTTCATTTTTCTTTCCGTTAAAACATCTATAATCCTTTTTGTTAAGTATGATTTTCCTGTTCCTGCTCTCCCATCTATATGGATTGACATCTTTTTATCAACAATTTCTGTGGCCTTTTCAGCTGCTTCGTTATCATAATCATATTCAATTTTCCACTCTCTTTTAAACTTCTCTGCGATATATTTATCTTTTTCTCTTTTCATTGATTGATGAACACTAGTCAATAATTCTCTTGGTGTTTCCCATTTGTATTTTTTGACTGTCTTCGCATCATCCCAATGATAGTCTTCAAGTTTGAGATTTTGTTTATTGATTTTGAGTTTATAGCGAATTGCGTCAGTATTTCTATCGAGTGGTATACCTCCAAAACTAATGATCAATTTTTCCGTTGAATAAAGTTCCATAGCTTCCATTTGCAAAATTTGCGCATAAATTGGATACATTGAGTTTTCCATAACAATATTTTTTCTTCGGCGGCTTTGATACAGTGTTAAATCGTTGTTATCACCAATTTCATGACTTTGAATAAATGAAGTATCGTTCTCGCATAACATATTAGCCGCTTCATACTTGCATAGGGTAAAATCTGTACTACTTACTTCTTGTGACAATTTCCCCATGCATCCAATGTAAGCGTTCACTGATAGTTTTTGTATAGCTGCTTTTGATGAAAACGCATCTAAGAGCATATCTATCTTGTCTTGAAAATGATGACTAGGTAGTTTATTTGATGCTTCTAGTTTAAACTTGATATTTGCTCTCGTAATCAATTTTTCACTGATTCCGAGTTCTACTAACGGGTGTGAGTACCATCCACATCCGCGAAACGGAAATGTGTTATCAGTTTCAACGTAATATGAACCAACATTGATAGAATCACTTTCATTGAACTCCTCAACCGTGTCCATAACACTGAACACTGGGAATTCAAACTTTGAATAGTAAAGAATATTCCTTCTGCACTTGTTCATATCGATTTTATGTATCTTAAAAGAAGGATCTTGATCATTGTATTTTTGTCCATCAAGTTTTTCCACGAATTGCCACGTTTTAAAAACCGTTGTGCTAATAACATTTGTAAACACATTATTGTTGAAATAAGACGCTTCTGGTAGAGCCTTGTGGTCATCATATTCCCCCAATTCTTGCTCGGATTTTGTTTTTTGCTTGTGACAATCTGCACACAATGGTTGAAGATTTTCAATTTCATTTGTACCTCCAGAAGCTAGGGGTTTAATATGATCTATTTCATAATAAGTCAATTCAAGATTGCATATTGAACACTTGTTTTCGAATGTTTCTAGCAGACTTGTGCGATTGGCTTCATTCAAGTATTCACGATTTATTTTATACTGCCTTGAAAGAAGTTTTAAAATTACAGATCCAATACCTTCATTGATATATTCGATTCCATTTTTGGCTGCAACACAAAGCAACTGGTCATACGGGATTCCACCTTTTGAATAATTTGCATCACATTCGATAGAAACGCTTTGATCAGCCAAGTTTTTGAAACACATTGCAACAACTGCCCCATTACGACACTTTACCTTTGGGACATCCTTGTAATGTTTGATGAAGCTGATAACGTCATTGCAGATGCTATGTCGATTTAACAAATAAATTCCTTTAGGTAGTAGACTACATTCTCTTCCATCAAGTGTGATTCCATCGAATATCTCTGACTGATGTACAATAGGAGGTTCTTTCTTATCGCTTTCATTTGGTTTGGCTAGACTGACAAAGGATGAATTTTCTGCTTTGTTTCGTTCAACTATCGATTTTGTAGCCTCTTTCGAGTCAATTAGATACATGTGTCCGTTTCCGATGTAAAAGACAATAGGGCAATAATTGCTGTTTCTGGTTTCCGTCAATGATTTCCAAAAACACCTTTCATTGAAATCATATGCATAAAGACTTCGTTTCGTTGCTCGGGCAATTGCTTCAACCATCATGGTAGTAACTCCTTCATTCATTTTCAAATCTGGATGATTTTTTCGCAGGAAGTTAAAGATTGCTTCAGGTGATACACGTTGTTTGTCAATAAATTTTGTAGGTAATCCAGATGATGGATCAAGTAAAAACTTTGACAACTGATGATAAACACAAATGTCGGTTGTTTCGTCATAAGCATACTCAGCAATGTGGACTGCATATTTTAGCCAAGAATTCTTGAGAATACTAGCGTTTTTCATTGGTATCTTTTGAGTTTGTGTTTTTCCAATTTGCTTGATACTAGGGTCTTCCATGATTACCTCCCAATCGGTTGGGTCTACATGTACATATCCATCCCCTATCGAATCTGATACTAAATAACCAGATTCCTCATGCAATATCTTTTTAAATGAATCTATATCGACAAATTTTCCTCTTGCTTTTTCGTTCGGTTTAGTAGCCGTGTATTCATCTTCCAGTTTATCAAGAGTTTTAAAATCGCTAAATAAGTAGCCTTTATTTGGATTCCCAGTGTAAACAATTTTATGTTTTTTTTTGTTTGTTTTGTATATTTTTATCCCTTTCGAAGTAACGTCAAATGGCCCTAAAAATTTTGTCCTGCGATTTTTACGTTGTTTGTTGAGAATTCTGTTATCTATAACTTTGACAATGCGATCCCCAGCTTTTGCAATTTGAACATTGTTTTTATTTTTGTCTTGTATAAACATATCTTCACTTGCAATTCCTCTTTCAACTATTCCATCGTCGCTGTAAATATTGTTTATTTTACCCTCATTAAAAACTTTCTCTGTTACCCAAGATGAATCTGTGCGGTTACCTACAAACACCTCTGTAATTTTGACATTGACTCTATAAAGTACTTCATTTTTTTTTGTTTTAGCTCTTTTGATTATAGTGTTTTCAAGTACATGTGGTGCACGTTTGTTAGCGTTTGTTATCATTGTTGCAGTAACTTTTTTGTTAGGATTTTCGGTTTTAGCTATTGAGATTGCTGAGATTTCGTTGAAAAGTTTTACTGCTGTGTCTTTGCGTTCCGTTGCAAATATTTTGCGTCTGTATGCAGCATCAGTTCTTCCATCAATTAATTTATGAAATGAGTTGAGTTTTGCTAGAGCTTCGTTTTTGATAGTTTGCAAATTTGTATTTCTTGGCATTATATATTCTTTGTATATTTTGGTTGTTTTGTTTTATACATTATAATATTATTTTTCTTTAAACTAATTTTTTATCGATTCTATATTTTCAAAAAAACGCCTAAAGATTCCAACCTCAAAGTTTTCAAAGAAAGTAAATTTCACCCTTGAAAATTTTATCTCGTTCTAGTTTTGGCTTAAGGCGATTAAGGTGTGATAAATCCCCAATCTCTAAATCCGTATGCTTACCACCATATTTTTCATAAGCTAAATCAAAGGCATCTTCAATAATTTTTTCACTGGCATATATCCATTCAGTTTCACCGTTGTTGACCTTACGTGTTTCCATTTCAATCACTTCCCCGCCTAGCTCTTTTATTTTCCTAAAGATTTCCTTCTCAATTTTGACATAATATGAATATGTATCCATGCCCTCTTTTTTCAATGAAGGGTTTCTCAAAAAACATTTGTAATACATACCCTGCGGCAAATATGTGTGATATCCTCGAATTCGCTTATCAAAGTGCCCAGTCATTCCAATTTTGAAGACTCCTTTTTTGTTCTTATCTAAACTGTCAAAGGGGAAAAAACAGTATACACCTGAGCCACTTATTTCCTCACGTTCTAAAAATGGTTTTTTTCGCATTTGGTCTATATATATTAGCACTCTAGTAAAATATTTCTAAAAATCTTGCATTCTTTTTTGTAGTAGTATTTTCCCTTATTCATATTGTTCAGCTTTTCTCGATTAGCTGCATTGTACTTACGACAGTATTCATTATTGTAAGCACGAAATGATTCAAGGTTATTTTCTCTCCACTTGTAAATTGACTTCTTGTTTTGTTGATATGTTGGCATTTCTTTTCTTTTGTATGTATTGCTAAAATATTTCTATGATATTAACTCTATATTTTTACTTTTTAAGTAGTCTATCAATTCTTGTAATTTTTGTTGATACTTTTCTTTCTTGATTTTTTCAATACAGCTAAAATGAATTGTTCTTCCCTCTACATCAATTCTTTTACAACGTCTCAATGGTTTGTCACAGTATTCACACAGCATGTTTATTAATCATTTAAAGAATAATTTTGGAATTCAATCGCATCGCCTGCATTAGGATCATACTCTAACTTTATTTCTTCTTTCGTATCTGGAATAAATATGTTGCTTAAATTATCAATATTGTGGGATTTGAAAAATGTTGGACGTTGGCCTTCCTTTTGATTTGCTCTCAAATTGGTTGTTTCTCTAGGCAAAGTTTCCGTTTCAGGTGCAAATAAACTAACCACATCTCCTGCAGTGCGATAACTTTTTTCGTTTAGTCTGGAAATTTCACCCACAGTTGAACCCTTGTTATATGTAATGACATTGTCTTTATTTTTAGCAATTTTCGATGAGACCTGTGCGCCAAGTGAATGGCCTACGATATCAACGTTTTCAGCAGCAGATGGGTAACGTTTTCTAGCCTTTTCTAAAATCTTTTTCGCTTCTTTATACCTATTGGTGTCTTTTATACCACCTAAACCCAACCGCACATCAGTTATAACATCACGAAAGTTATGTGTTCCTGCCACAGCCATCAACAACTTTTTCGTCTTTGGATTGTAAAACACTTTTTGATTATGTGATGACAACTTCTCATCCAACACGTAATTGTACTTTAACAATTCATCCTTCGCCTCCTTATTTGATGCATACGATTTTTTTAAAATGTTAGCTAACGATAAAGACATATTATTTTGATGAGTTTAGAATTAAAGGAGAATAAAAAATTGGATCTAACAGTCCCGAGATTCAACTGTGACGACAATCCGCTAGGCTCACATCTAAACGAATATGAAATGCTATCACACTTGAACTGCTTTGGATTTACGGGCATAATTGGCAGACCCGGATCTGGCAAGACATCGTTACTTGTTTCATTCCTTACAGGTAGGGGTGATAAACGTGTATTCAAAAAAGTATTCGATAACGTCTTTGTAGTAATGCCATCATCATCCCGAAATTCAATGTTAAAAAATCCGTTTGAAAAACATCATGAAGAAAAAATGTTTGAAGATTTGGATTATGATAGCATTGGTGCGATATATGATAAACTTAAAACTGCATCATCTGAAAATGAAACATCAATGTTGATATTGGACGATATCGGGGCTTCGTTGAAAAATATCGAAATTCAAAAACTGTTTAGAAAAATAATTTACAATCGTCGACATCTGAAAGTGCATGTGTTTGTATTATTGCAATCATATTTATCAGTACCGAAAGAGATAAGGAAAATTTTCACAAATATTATAATGTTCAAACCGTCAAAGGTGGAATTCCAAAATTTATTTGATGAATTGTTTGAAACTAAAAAGGATTTAGCGGTTGATGTGATGAAGATGGTTTATGATAAAAAGCACGAATATCTGTTTCTAAATGTGGAAACACAAAAAATGTATAAGAATTTCGATGAAATTATTTTTCACGAGAAAGAATAAAGACTTAATGAAAATAATCAAGAAAATAAGAGACCACAGTCCTATCAAACTGAACAATGAAATCAATATTAAAATTAATAACAATTCCGATAAACCAAGTAAGCAAAGCGAAAAGCAAAGCAGAGAGACAGAAGAGAAGGCATTGAAACGATTAAGCAATATGGAGTATTCTAATCAGGCTATTTTAGCAAAAAATGGGCAAAGATTCTCAGGTGGTAGTGGAGGCGGGTCAATAATTCCACAAGTATTTAATCGTCCAAGTGATATGAGTCAAAATAATTTAGTTTCTGACATTGTTAAAGGTGTTCACTCATATTTCAAACCTAGAGATACAACAGACCCAAACGCGCCTTCAACACCATCACATCCAAACGTAGAAGAGCCAAAAACGTTTATTTCAGAACCTCCAGAACAAACCGCAAGCGTAGATTTTTTAGACGATGAAGGGATTCTTGTTACAGATAGCAAAGAGTTTCGAGACCTACCTGCAGCTCAACAGCTTCTATTGATTGAAGACGCTAAACGCAAAGGTAGAGGAAGACCAAAGGGAAGTAAAAACAAACCCAAAAAGACATTCTCACAAATGGAAACCCAAACGGAACCACAGCCATTTCATTCACAATTTGATGAAACAGGAACGGCAGCCATTTTTGCAAACGAAAAGGAACAAACCCTTAAGAGTAGCGATTTTAAAAAAGACAATGCTTATGCTGAACACCTTAAAAAGTTGTCAATGCAGCAAACGCCTCCAAGACCTGATAGAAATGTTGGTACACATACGGAACTATAAAAATAAAAAGCTTGGTTTTTCCTGCACCATTTTAGGTTTCTTTGTTGAAAGCGTAGGATGCATTTTATTGATTATGATTATATTTTTGTCCACTGGTTTTTCTACTTCTTCGTCATCACTATCAACGTAAATAACTTTTGGCTTAGTCTGCTTCTTCACTTTCTTCTTTATTATAATCGGTTCATCTTCTTCTTCATCGCTGCTAACTTGCTCTGCAATTTCCTCTAGCTTAGCCAACTTCTGTTTCTTCTGCTCTTTCTTATCTTTCTTCTGCTGAATTATTTTAGCAATTTCCTCCTCTGCTTTATCAGCCAGTCCTTTACGAGTTAGAAAATTTTGTTTCTTCTTTTCACGAGCCTTTTCAAAAGCATCTATTTGCGCTTGTGTCCGTTGTTTTTTAGGCTTTTCTAATGAAGACACAATCGGTGGTGGCGATGTATCATCATCACTACTAACATCACTCATTTCTTCTAAAGGTTCTTCAATATTTTTCTTACTTTGTTCAATTTTTGGATTTTTGGTTTTCGGAGGCATTTTTTTCTTTTCTTTAATCAAAACAAAATAAAATGGAAAAAAACAATTTAGTGGAAATGAAAGACTATGGATTCAATCGCTTGATAGACATTAGCAGCTTCCTCCCATCTGCAGACAAATCTTGTATCTTAGATTCGTTATACGAGGAGACAAATGCAGTTGTGTTATCTAATGAGGAATTTTTAAATTTACCTGTCAATGAAGAGTATAAGAAGAATCAAGAATTAAAAGCTAAACTAAAAGAAAAAAAGGATGATTGAGGATTTTGAAAACTTTATTCAAGTCGATGAAAGCTTTATTGTTGTGCTTGATTCTAGAAACGCAACAACTATCAATTCACAAAATGGTGACAACAGCGATATGACATTTAATTTACAAACGCCTATTCAACAGCCTTATAACGCAATCAATCTAAAGGCATCTGTCTTAAATTTTACTTGTCCAAATTCTCAATACGTTATTAATGACTCGAACAATGTTTTAGGAATCTCGTTTGATACAAGAGGAACCCCATTTTATAACCCTAATTATACTTGTCAATATGATGCTTTTTACATATTATTAAACAATGGTAATTATAACGCTTACACGTTTATAACAGAAATGACAAACCAATTTAATATTCTGTCAAATCGCTACGGTAATAGTTTAGGAATTTTTACAATTTTATATGATACAAATACGAATAAATACACATTAGTTAATGACACATTTTTTTTCTATATTTCTCAAAATGTAGTTTTTGCTAATTTTTTTGACACTGTATTTCCGAAGGAATCTTTTTACACCATAGGAGATGTAATGGGTTTTGATAACACCAAAACCTACCCTTCCGCACCTGCGACATATAATGGCCCACCTTTTTCAATTGTGATGCCATATCCAGTCAACTTCGGGGGATTACAGAATTTCAATATACACATTGAAAACATTAAAACTTACAATCTACCTTATCAATCTAAAAATTTAATTCTTAGTAAGAATGACTTACAAGAGTATCAAAATTATAGTAAAGGTAATATAGCATGTTCCATCCCCGTTAATTGCGCACCTATGGAAGTAATATATTATCAAAAAAGTTCATCATTTGCATTTTCGTTGAAAGATGATCTACTCGACACGCTACGAATAACCCTGAGAGATGATTTAGGCGATATGTTGCAATTAAATGGTCAGAATTGGAATATGACAATAGAATTCATTTTGACGAAGCACATTGAAAAGAAGACAAGAAATTTTTATTCTATTTTATCAAATCCTTATCCCAGATTCGAATAAGTTTAGCAATTATTTCTTTTCTTTAGCAAATTTATAAAAAAAACTTTAAAAAATGACCGACTCAGCTTCTCTTGTACCGAATGTTATGGGAATTTCCAGCGATTGTCAATATAATTTAAAGCCTTCCGCTATTCGATCGAGAAGCTACCGTAGTAGCGTGGTTCCCAGCAATAAATCTGTCTTTTCTCCGCAGGATGTGGCCATATTTGCGATAAGCGGCGGAAGACGTAACACGTATTTAGACACAACTCAGTCTTATATGCGTTTCACGATTAAGAATAATGACACGACAGCTTCAACGGGGTCAACTCTAGCAGGGCAATCTTATTTTAATTTAGATAACAACGCGGCTTGCGTCATAAATCGTCTGGATATCTTTCATGCATCAAATTTAATTGAGACCATACAGAATTATAATCAGCTTATGACAATTTTTATGGACACTAATATGAATAGCTCGCAAAAATTAGGTTTGTCGTGCGCATATGGTAGCACTCCAACTGTTGGTGGATCCGGTGCCGATATTTCTCGTCAAGGCATGCCGTTATTTGGAACAATTTGGAACACAACCGGCGCAGCAGCGTCTAATACGGCAGCACAACAACAAACATTTTGCATGCCAATTATTTCGGGGGCAATTGGTTTGGGAGCTGAGAAGTTTTTACCTCTAGGAAAGTTATCTGATGATATCCGTTGCGAGTTTACTTTGGAATCACAACTTAACGCAGTCGTGTATAACAAGGCGCCTAACGCTGCTTGGTCTGTAACGTCGTTTGAGTTGGAATTATGTATTGTGGAATTGTCCGATGAGGGTCAGGCTATGGTTGACAGCTATACTTCACCTGAAATGCCGATTTATATCCATTCTAATTCTTGGCGTTCATACACATCTAATTTGCCGTCAGGTACAAGTGGAGGGGTGTCGCTACTTGTCCCCGCTCGGTTTGGGAGCCTAAAAACAATCTACTTGGCACCTCGAAGAGCATCTGAAACAGCTGGTAGTGATTTAGCTACATCATATACGCTTTCAAGTCGCGTCAATCCAAATTTTGCACAATATTGGTGGCGTGTTGGTAGCGCATTGCTTCCAGCGAAATACGTTGTTCTTGAGAATTCAACGAATACTGGTGGCTATGGTGAGGCGTTTATGGAGTTGCAGAAAACGTTTCATTCAGTTTCTTCGCCTGAAAATGCATCTGTGCTTCCTGCAAATATTTATAATGTGGCTGGTTCTGGTACTTCGACAACTACTGTTCTACTTACTCCAGCCACGGCTTTCACAACCGGGGTTTATGGTCCTTCTGCAACTTCATCTTCTTATCTAAATGGTTTCCTAATCGGCCAAGAGCTCGAGTCTTTCGCATTGAGAAGTGATGTGCTGCTAAGTGGTTACAATACGCTTTCGCAAAATATTTTCTTCGAGGCTCAGATAAATACTCCCACGCCGACTGCTTATACTTTGAACTTTTTTGCTGGTTTCGATCAAATTATAGTTATTGAAAACGGTATCATGAGCGTCAGGTTCTAGAAAAAAATAATATTTTCATAAAATAAAGATGTTAAAAACAATATACAAAATAGTTTGTAAGGATGCTAGCGTAACGGAATTATATGTAGGACAAACAAAAGATTTCAAAGACAGGAGATGGCATCACATCGGAAACTCGAAAAACCCCAAATCAAAAAAATATAATTTCAAACTGTATCAATACATACGCCATTATGGTGGATTTGAAAATTGGGAAATGATTCCGTTAGAAAACTTTGAGTGCGAAAGCGAGGATCAAGCAAGGGAAAAAGAATTCGAATATTATCAAAAACTATCGGCATCGTTGAATTCCATCCCTCCCAGAAAAATAAAATATTATATATAAAACAAAAAACTTTCGAAAATGTTGACTAGAAAATTAGATGCATCTTCTTCAAAAATTGGTGAAAAAATGAAGGCTTCGGGAAATGTTTTAGGAAAAAAATCAACAAAATACCCGACTTATAAACCAACGAAAGATGGTCAAAATCTTTTTAATCATCATGGTGAAAAGAAATCACCTTTAGAAAAATAAATTTATGGTTTCTTAATATCTTCCATAATCGGAATAAATTCAAGTATAGCAGTCCATGGTGTCATGTCAGTTGTTTGTCCGCCTGAAGAATCAGTGTTAACAAGAAGGTCACCATCGTGTTGATTCACGATTCTAAAAGAAACCTGAGTGTTTGTTGGTTTAGAAATTGTTCGCATTGGATTCGCATCAATATTGCAGTTAAGTGATGCTCCTATAGTTGTCGAATTTTGGAAATCTCTTCTTATAATTCCTAAAAGCAACGAGGGCGATGATGTAGTAGTATCAAATGAAAAACTACGACTGTTTAAATCCACGAATACTAATGCAGATTGATAAATAAAGTTGCTAGTTGACGAATCTTTATAGTATCCTCCAACCGTTTGAAAGGTAAATTTGACGTTATATAAATTTACTTTCTCTGGCAAAAGCTCTTGCCATCCGATATCAAAAGTCGGGTTGTTATGACTTCCGTCAACTCTATCAGCGCTGTTTAGGATCAATGAATATGTTAACGACATTATTATTATTTGGTATTTAGTATAATAAAATAAAATAAAATTATTATGCCTAAAACTCTCTCAGGTTTAAATCTGATAACAGACAACGCCGGAACCGTCATTTACGGAGGGGAGATTGAAACAAATAAAATAACAAGTAACGGAAATATCGAATTATCGGGAGCTATAGTTAACGGAATTAATAGTCTTACTTTCAATCAGCAGGATGAATTAACCCAAATTCCCAAAAACCTACACATATATGGTAATGGGTATATTGATTATCAAGGAGAAACTTATAATATCGGGTCTTTACTGGCAGCATTCTCTGGAACAGGCCAAATATCGCCATACCCATCGATCACATATGACAGCTCTCTTAATATCACCTATTTCACAGGGGGGATGTCATTTCCCACATCATCTATATTAAGTTCAAGCATTGACAACAGTGATTTCGTCACAAAAACTACTAATCAAAGTAACTTGACAGGAATAAAAAATTGGAGCGGAACACAAATATTTTCGTCTATTCAATTGAACGGTGATTTGATTGTTGATAATGGTGGGTCTACCGTATTAAATAGCAATATAAAAAACGTAAATTTTTTATCGGGGTTGACGGGTAATTTGAACACGAGACTAAATACGGATGAAGCAAATATAACTGCACTACAACTAAAAACAACTGCGATATCGTATAATAACATTACTTTAACTACATCATTCAGCAATAATTTATCGTTTCCTGCAAGTAGCATCGCAAGCGCTTCAATTAACAACTCCAGTTTTGTAGGGCTTACTGGAAATCAGTCAGTCGGTGGAATTAAGACGTACAACAGTCAGGCGATATTCACACAAAATTTAAGAATGGATTCAAGTCTTTTAGTGGGAACAGAAGGAAGTACTGTAATTACAAATTCACAACTGTCACTAATACCCAGCATTTCAACTATTCAAACTGATACCAATAATTTAAAAGATAAAACTCAATATTTAACTTTTACAACAAATAATTCAACATTTTCCCAAACTCTAAACGCTAACAACTTTAATTTTACTGGTAATATTAGCACATTTTCAAAAACTCAGTTTGATAATTCTATTTCAAGAACGAATACACTGACTAGCGACTGTCAAAATCAAATAAATTCTATCAACACAAATCTAAGTAATAATTACGCATTACAATCAACTGTTCAATCAATATTAGATGATAAAATAGGGACAATGATATATTACGCTCCCACTCAATTCAATATTTTTACGAATCTGTGTAGTCTGGGGGAAATCCAATACACAGATGGTAGTGGAAATAAAATAAACATTATCCCAATTATTTTATCAAGCCAAGACAAATTGAAAAATGTCACAAGAAATGACCCATACAACTACTTCGATATTAATTCAAATGCAAACGTATACGGAAATTTGAAAATTGGTAATATACAAAACGCCGAAAGTCTTATTAATGCAGCTATGACAGAAGCAACAGCAGGACTGACAGCCGCATTGATTGCCGACGGAATAGCTACGGGAGCCGCCGCTGCTGCTGCTACAGCAAACACAACAGCTAATGGAGCAGCCTCAGCAGTCGCAGATTTGGCGGAAGTCGTTGAAGACCATACAAATAACTTAATTGGATTGAATCAAAAGACTGCAAACATATCACTAAACAACACAACTAACGTCACTAATATATCAGGAGTTTTTAAAAGTGATACAATAAGGATAGGTGACCTTGATTCTGGTCTGAATCAAATAACAGAAGACGACATTACACTTAAAGGATACACAACAATAAATAACACCTTATACCTTGGGGAATATAATACGTTAATAGTTGACGGAATAATAAACCAAACATCTACCAGTGTTGAGGCTGGAAATATTAACAATCAACTAACAGCTAACACGAGCGTGTTAGGAACTCTAACTGTATCAGGTAATCAATCAAACACTGCTAATTTCACAACATCAGGTGATCAAACATCTCTTAACAGCACAAATACACAAATCGGTACAAATAATATTTCAACTTTAACCATCAACAGTAATACAACATGTAATGGAGATTTTACAATGTTAGTTAACAAAAACTTGCGTCTAAAAAATATTGTACCTGTTTTATTAGATGATATCATGTTTGGTGACGCCGCAGGAACTTATAACGACTATGATACGATTTTTAACACGCAGATTATAGCCAACCGACCATTAACTCTAAATGCAGATTTCCAACAAGGAACAAACGCTGTAAGGAAAACATATTTAGGGTACAATGATACTTATACAACATACGCATCTACTTCAGCAACATTATCATCCCCGTCTGTTAACTTAACTGGAACGAACACAAATATAACTAGTACAGCAACTTTGTCTGTTAGTAGCGTGACGAACAATATAGTGTCAACGGGTACAACCTCTATTTCTGGTTTAACGACAAACATAGACGGAACATTCATCAACGTCGGTAACGTCTTAAGCACTAACATTTTGTACGGTAATACCTATATCCAATCTTTATATTCCCCCGGGGGTGTGGTTAACGCAATTGGGACTGTCATGCAGCAATTCGTTTAATATATAAAATAAAATATTAGCATAACAATAAAGAATGTCTATACCAGATTGGAATATTGATAGCAGTTCTAATAAATTCTTAAACACTTATATTAAGGGTTATGTTGATGTCAGCGGAGGAGATGTGATTTTGAGAACGGGTGATCTGTATCTAGCCCCCGATTCAAGTATATTTACAGAAAACAACCAAATACAATTCAATGAAGAGTTTTCCTTTTGTGATTTCATCAATAATGTGAACGTGTTGGGGCAGCTTAAAAATTCTTATAATAGTGTTGAGTATGATGTGGGGCTTCAATGCGAAAAAGTAGATGAAGCCATTGGAGATATTGCGACTTTATCTCCTATTGTAAGCGATACGGCTTTTAAATTAACTGGATTATATTGGGATGCTGGTCTAAGTTCTACGGTTTTCACAAATAACGTCAGTTTTCCAAATGGTTCAATTTCAAGTCTTGCGATTAATAACAGTTCTTTTGTAGCACTATCAGGAGCTCAAACCATAGATGGTGTGAAATCGTTCAATTCAGCACCTGTGATGTCAGGTGCGAGTATAACTAACGGGAGTATTCCATCAGCAAAAATAACAGGAACGGCGTGTAATCTTTCTTCAGTACAAAGCATCACAGCCACAAAAACTTTTACTGTAGCACAAACATTTCAAAACAATATTCGTTTAGATGGGTCATTATTGTTGTCAAACGGCGGTTTAACTCTTGTTAATTCAACCCTCCAACGCGTGGCATATTTATCAGATGTGAATTCAGCACTTGGAGCAAATTTAACATCATTACAAACTCAAATAACTAATATAAATGGTGTTTCGCTTTCTTCTAATAATAATTTTATAGGAACGACAAATTCATTTAATAGTATTTCATTTACTGGAACATTAAATTCAATAAGTTCAGCAGTATATAGCAAAGTCCAATATTTATCAAATATCACTTCAGATATCAAAGCAAGTCTTGATGTATTGACTGATAAAATGAGTGGGTTTTATCGTAATTCAGTAGGTTCATATTTTTTTGAAAATAATTTAATAGCAGTAGCAAATTTTAATGGATTAACTCCATTTGAAGTTGGGTGTTTGGATAACATACAAGATAATATACAAGACACATTTGACGCTTTAAAGACTAAAACAGACACGACTAATATAAATTTAGCAACAACAACAACCAATGCCAATGATGCTTTACAAAGAACGCAAGAAATATCATTTAGTGATGACCCCACACCACAAACTAATATTACAGCAAAATGCGTTTTAGAAGAGGTAGTTTTTACAACGGATTTAAACAATATCACACCCCTGACGTTTTCGTATTTACAGGGGGTTACCAGTTCAATACAGACACAATTAGATTCTAAAACCAGAATCCCAACTGGAACAATTATAATGAGCGTTGGCGATTCATTACAAGATTCTCAACCTTTAATATGGTTAAAATGTAACGGACAAGCAGTTTCAAGAACGACATATGTAGATTTGTATCAATATATTCTTTCACGATACGGAGGAGGTGACGGAAGCACTACTTTTAACGTCCCAAATTTTCAAGCGTGTTTCATGCGTGGTGCAATGTTTTTCCCAGATACGGAAAGGGTGGTTAATGGAACAACTTACATGCCAAATGGACCTTTAACAATTCAGCAAGATAGTTTGGAAGCGCACGTTCACAGTTCCAATTTGTCGGGCAATTATCTGCGAAGTGGCTCAACCTCTAACACAAGTGATGCTTATTTATTGGGTACAACAAGACCAAACCGAAGCGATTTTCCAGCATTTGGCGGTGGTGTGTCATCAAGCCATAGAACAAGCACGGAAACAAGACCCTTAAACCATTCAATTTTCTACTATATTAAAACTTAAAATAAAACCATAATAATAAAGATGAATTGGTATGAAACGTTTGACGATACTTTTTTTATAACTATAACTGGTATACTTGTCGGCATAATTGGTTTATCAATTCGTTTTTGTTATCGTTCCAAATGCTACAAAATTGAATGCGGTTGTATAAAAATATATCGTGATACTCAAGACGAAAAGGAGATCGATGAAATGGTTATTGAAACCCACGGAGAAGAAGATGAAAAAGAAAGTGTTTAGAATAATATAAAAACATAATGCAAATTATAAAAGTTGAAAAATCAGACAGGAAAGGGAAGAAACTGAAAGCCATTATTGATAACGGAAAGATCATTCATTTTGGAAGTAATACATCAAAAACATATACCGAGGGTGCGACAAAACAAAAACGTGATAATTATATGGCAAGGCATTTAGCGAATCCCATTGAACGAAATCGTATAAAAAATAATATTTTATCGCCTGCACTTTTGTCCGCATCATTGCTTTGGAACACACCTAGTCTCAAGAAGAATATTGAATTGTTAAACAATAAACTTAGGTGAAAAATGTATTTTATAAATCCCAAAAAAATATTGTGGACGCCCAGTGCACCTAGAAAAAACAAAACAAAAATCAGACACATACACAGTGGTGGCAAAAGACGGCAACGGAATTTTTCTCAACGTAATTATGGGATGAATTAATTTTTTCTC